TCTTGATTGGAACGGTGGAGATTATAACTTCTATGCTGATTTGCAGAGTATTCTCAATGCTTATGAGGGCGGAACAACGGCAAGTATTACCGTTAATTCCTCTTATGCCAAGAACGAAACACCGAGCAATTATGCCACATATTCAAGCGGAAAACTTGTTTATAATTATTCGGGTAAAAATTCCGCAAAGATTATAGCTAACATTCACGGACACGTTCACACCAACAAAATCAGCAAGATAGCAAATACTCAAATTGCAAGGGTAGCAACACCGAATACCAGCCCAGACTTGAATAAGTCAGAAAGCTATCCCACTTATGGCGATTATAGTATTTCTACTGACGAAGCGACGAAAATCAAAAAGGTTGAAGGAACGGCAAAAGATACATCGGCAACATTCTATTGTATCGACCTTGACGAACAAGTTATATATGCCTATGGCTACGGTGCGGATATTGATAGAACTGTGCCTTATAAACAGGCTACTATTTACACAGTAAGTTATGCGCTGACCTTGTGTTCGGTTTCTAACTCCGTTTCACAAGCGGTTGAGGGGTCGAGCTATTCAACCACTATCGTTCCCACAGATGAAGGGGGAACAATTAAGAGTGTAAAGGTAACAATGGGCGGTGCAGATATCACAAGCTCTTGCTATTCAAATGGAGTTATTACTATTGCAAATGTAACAGGCAATATTTCAATTACTGCCGTTGCGGAAGTAGCTCTTATCAGCGAAACCATAACACCTCACATCGCACCTCGTTCTACTTGGTACAACGGATTTAGCAGTGGTAAAATTACGCTTAATTCTTCTAACGCGGAGGGTGCATTGGGTGTATCAACAGCAAACAGTTACAGTTACACAGACCGAAATAGTAAGACATTCTATCTTATGCCTATCGGTAGTCAGTATTGCAAGGCAACTTTGAATTATAGTGCAACAGATGGACACGCGGTTAGATACTACTTGCAAGCTGTCAAGGATAACGGAGGCACGTTCACAAGTGTAGCTACAGTCGGCAAGGGAACAAACAACGTTATCACGTGGGCTAAGGGTACGGCTGATTATTTGCTGATTTCTATTGAGCATACAGATGGCGTTACTAAGTGGGATTGGAACTCCGCAGGTAAGACTATTTCGGTAACATTTAGCAATCAGTAACCGACAGTACGGGAATTATTAAAACATAAAAAAGGATTTAGGTGATTTCACATCACTTAAATATAAATCACAGAGAAGTGTAAACGCAAAATAAAGTCGGAGATGACTTAAAAGCACAGGAGGTAAATTCTATGGCAGATTTAAAAACATTACTTGGCGACAAGTACAAAGAAGGAATGACCCTTGAGGAAATATTGGCATTGGACCTTGAAGCGCCGAAAGCCGATTTATCAGGGTATATTTCCAAGGACCACTTTGATAAGGTTGCAAGCGAAGCTGCATCTTACAAAAAACAGTTGAGAGCCACAATGTCCGAAGCAGAAGCAAAAGCGGCTGAGGAAGCTGAAAAGTATGCTGCAATTGTTGCGGAGCGTGACAAGTTGAAGGCTGAAAAAGCCGTGGCTGAAAATGCGAAAGGGCTTGTAGCAATTGGCTATAGTGAAGAACTTGCCACAGAAGTTGCCACAGCACTTTTTGAGGGTGATTTTGCAAAGGTGATAAAAGCACAGGGCAAATTTGTTGACGAACAAAAGAAAGCCGCTATTGCTGAATCCGTAAAGCAAATGCCCGTCCCTCCCGCATCAAGCGAAGGAGGATCAATCATGACAAAAGAGAAACTTAGAGAAATGTCACCTGCCGAAAGGTTTGATTTCTCACAGAAAAACAAAGAAGAATACCAAAGAATTTATGGAGGTAGTTAATTATGGCAAATGTAGTTTATGATAATTTTTTCCTGTCTAACGAGGTAGAAGATCAGTTTAATTCTCATCTCGATCTTCAGCAGTTCTGCACTGTGGATAACTCTCTTGTAGGTCAGGCTGGAATGAAACGTATGATTAACGTGTATTCCGCAACCAATGGTACTGAGAAGCTTGCTCAGGGCGTTGGTAACAGCAAGAGCATTGAGGTAAGCCACACTTCTAAGGAGTATGAAATCCTGCTTGCACAGAACAGATTTGAATACTTCGATGAGGAGGCAATGAGAGACCCCAACCTTGTTCCCGTTGGTATGAAGCATGCCGGTACTGACATGTTCAATACTGTCAATGCTGATATCTTCGCAGAGTTTAAGAAGGCCACTCTTGCAACTGCACCCACTGCTTTCGATTTTGGAGCATTTGTAGATGCTCAGGCAATGCTTGGCATTGAAAACCTTGAGGGTATTCAGATGTTCGGCTTTGTATCTCCCGAAGATATGGCTGCTATTCGTAAGTCCCTTAAGGATGATCTGAAATTTGTGGAAGCATTCTCCAAGTCCGGTTATGTTGGCACCGTTGCCGGTATCAATCTGTATACCAAGAAGGATGCAGATGTAGGTACTGTTATCATCGGTACCAAGGAAGCTGTTACTCTGTTTAACAAGGTTGGCACTGAGGTAGAACAGATTACCAAGAACCAGCGTTCTGAAACTGCTGCTAATGTTCGTAAGAACACCATTTTCAGCAGAAAGTATTACTTGCCTGCTCTTACTGACGCTACCAAGGCAGTCAAGATGGTCAAGGCATAATATAAGGGAGGAGGACTTGACAGAATGACACAGTTGGACCGCTTAAAAATAAGAATCACAGATAATGTAAGTGATATGGAGCTGGAGGATATATTGGAGAGTGCGAAGGCCGTCATTCTGTCAAGACGCTTTCCATTCGGGGATCAGCCACTTGAAATTGAGGATAAATACAAGGACCTTCAAATCAGAATAGCTATGGAAATGTATAACCGTCAGGGAACTGAAGGTCAAACATCCCACAGTGAAAATGGTATCAGCCGTAATTACTCAGGAGCAAGTGTCTCAGAGGAGCTTTTAAGGGAGATAACGCCGAAAGTAGGTGTTGTATGAGAGACTTAAAGCGCAATCAGCAAAGCTTCTTCTATGCCCTTAGAAACGTTTCCAAGACCACTGATGAATGGGGCAATACCATTGATATTAAAGGCTATGGAAACCCCATAAGCGCTCGCATGAGTATATCTGCAAACAAAGGCGAAGCCTCAGCCCAGGCTTTTGGAACTGATTTAAACTATGATCGTGAAATGTCTACCCATGATATGAGTTGTCCTATAGATGAATACACTCATTTATGGCTGGATGGCAGAAGCCCGGAAGAAACTCATAATTATGAAGTAGCGGCGGTCAGCAGATCCTTAAATTGCATTCGCTATGCCATAAGAAGGGTGAACGTATCGTGAAAACCATAAACGTAACACTTGACCCTAAGAGCATTCAAGCAGCAATTAAGGAACTGAGAAAGTATAAATTGGACATCCAAAAGAAAACTCAAAGGCTGGTGCAAAAGCTTACTGATTACGGTGCCGAGGTAGCGAGAATAAAAATCGTAAATATGGGTGCCGTATATTCAGGGGAGTTACTTGCAGGAGTAGACGGATACTTCTCCCCTCTCCTCAATGTGGGCTTTGTGAGAGTCACCAATGACCATGTTGCTTTTGTTGAATTTGGAACCGGTGTTGTAGGTAAAGCAAATCCCCACAAAAACGGAGAATATTTATCAAAGGCTGCTTGGCAATATGCCACCGGACCTAAGATAATAACAACGAGGGACGGACGTGTTGGGTGGATATATCCAACGGATGATGGTGGTTTTCGATTTACAGAGGGTATGAAAGCAAGGCCTTTCATGTATGAAACGGCTCTTCAATTACAAAGGAGATTCCCGCAAATTGCAAAGGAGGTGTTTAATAAATGATAGATAAAGAGAATGAGATATTTCAATTGGTGTCGAAGAAGCTTCATGAGAAATATCCTGTCATTTATGTTATCGGAAGTGAACTGATAAACACTCCTCCACAGTTTCCGGCAGTATCATTGGTGCAGACCAATAATGCCGTAAACAACGGTTACTCCACCTTCAAGGAGCTTGAAAATGTGGTCCGTGAGGATTACAAGGCTGAGGTTTATTCAAACCTTGAAAGTGGAAAAGAAGCCCAAACAAAAGAAATAACGGCGGTTATATCTGACGTTATGAAAGAAATAGGATATGAAAGAACATTCTGCGAACCTATTGCCAATAGTGACTCAACTATAAATCGTAGAATGAGTAGATTTACAAAAAATAATTGTATTTAATGGAGGTACAAACATGGGAATTGCATTGTCAACTGCTGGTGTAACCATAGGTTATGCTGTAGAATCCACCAAGGGTACAAAGCCCACTACGGGATATATAAATATCCCCGATGTGAAGGAAGTACCCGAAATGAATCCTGAGCCTGAAACTCTGGAATCCACAACTCTTGCAGAAACCGAGTTTAAGACTTATATTGAGGGTCTTAAGGACCTTGGTGGTGCGCTTAGCTTTCTTGCCAACTATACCACTGAGCTTGAGACCGTGTGGGAAGAACTTGTTGAAGAATATAAAACCGCAAAGGCTGGTGATAAGTCCGTTTGGTTTGAAGTAAAACATCCCGGACTTTCTAAGTCCGTATTCTTTACCGGACAGCCTTCCGCAATGGGATTGCCCGCCATGAGTGTTAATTCCATTCTGGAAACCAATCTCTATATAACTCCCACTAACGCTCCCACTTGGGACACTAAAACCACTTAATAAATATTATTTTTTAGGAGGACATACCGATGGCAAAACAGTTGGAATTTGAGTACAAGGGCAAGAAATACACCCTTGAGTACACAAGAGAATCAGTGAAGCAGATGGAACGTGAGGGCTTTATAGCCTCTGAGGTTGTGGAAAAACCCATGCTCACGCTTCCTAAGCTTTTTGCAGGTGCATTTAAGGCACATCACAGATTTGATACCAAGCAGAAACAGATTGATGAAATGTTTAACCTTTTCACAAACAAAGGTGCTTTGGTTGAAAAGCTTGCCGAAATGTACCATGATCCTATGGAAACGCTTATGGATGATCCCGAAGATTCGGGAAACGCGATAGCGTGGGATGCGAACTTCTAAGCGAAGAACCATCACCCACGCAGAGAAAATCAAATACGGAAGTATTTGAAGAAAATTTTCCATTTTATCTTGCCATCGGTATGTCCTATGCGGAGTATTGGGAGGGTGATGCTTCGCTCGCCCGATACTTCCGCAAGGCATATTTGATAAAGCAAGAAGAGAAAAACCACCAAGCTTGGCTACAAGGACTATACTTTTACGATGCTGTGTCTACTGCATTGCATAACGCCTTTAGAGATAAGAAAACTCATACAAAGGATTATGCAAAGCAACCCTATGAATTTAAGCGAAGGGAAAAGACAGAAGCAGAGAAAGCCCAAGAGGTAGCTATAGAGCAGAAAAAAGCAGCAGCTTGGATGGAAAATTTTGTACGAATAAATCAGAAAAGAGCCTGAGCCATAGAGCCTGAGCCGATTAAAAAAGGGGAGGGTATCTATGGCTCTTACCATTGACCAACTTAATATACAAATTGAAGCCGATTCAAAGCAGGCTACCACAGCCATAGACAACTTGGCAGCGAGTCTGAATAGACTGAAAAGCTCTTTAGGTTCTCTCAGTAGCCCTGCCAAGAAAACGGAAACTTCTCTCAAAGGTGTGGGAACTTCCGCCAAAAAAGGCGCGGATGGTCTCGGAAAATTCGATAACAAAACAAAGAGTGCAACAAGGAACACCAAAAGCTTTTCAGACAAACTTGCTCAGAATATTTCCAAGTGGAGTACATTGACCGGAGCATTCAAACGCTATGCTGATATGTTTGCCGGATGGTTCACGGAGAGCAATGATTACATTGAAACCTTGAACCTTTTTAATGTAACCATGGGAGAAGGCGCTGAAGCGGCAAGTAAGTATGCTGAGAAAGTCAGTGAGCTTATGGGTATAGACATTGCCGAGTGGATGAATTACCAGGGTACTTTTAAGCAGCTTACCAGTGGTTTTGGTGTAGCCGAAGAAGCTGCCAATACAATGTCTCAGAACCTTACTCAGCTTTCCTATGACCTTGCATCCTTCTTTAACACCGATGTGGAAACGGCCTTTGATAAGCTGTCCTCAGCTATGTCAGGACAGGTAAAGGGTCTTAGAGAATTTGGTATTGATACCACTGTTGCATCCCTTCAGGAATATGCGCTTTCTAAGGGAATTGATGCATCGGTAAGAAGTATGACACAGGCGGAGAAGTCACTTCTTAGATACAACTACATAATGGAAAAATCCACTCTCATTCAGGGAGATATGGCACGTACCATTATTACTCCTTCCAATGCACTGAGAATACTTAATGCACAGCTTACACAGATGAAGCGTGCCTTGGGTAATGTGGTAAGTGTTCTTGTGACACAGTTCATTCCTTACGTTCAGGTAATGGTTGAAATGATTGCTGATGCTGCCAATGCCTTGGCAAATTTCTTCGGCTTTACTTTACCTGAAATTGACTATTCCGGTCTTGATACCGGTGGCTTTGCTGAAGATATGGAAGATGCAGAAGATGCTTTAGGCGGGGCAGCCGATACACTTAAAGAGATAAAAAAGCAGCTCATGGGATTTGATGAGCTGAATATCATAAATAACCCTGAAAGCGATGCAAGTTCAGGCGGAGCCGTTGGAGTCCCCGGTGGAGCTTTAGGCGGTATGGAGCCCTTAGAATATGACTTCTTGGCAGGGTTGAAAACCGACAAACTGGACGAGATTAAAGAAACGTTAAAAAAGATTCTTGATGATGCTTTGGCCATCGGAGCAGCCATAATGGGCTGGAAGCTATTGAATTTCGCTAAGGAAATAGAAGAATTACATCCTAAAATTTCAGGCCTTTTGAAATTCACTGCTGGAATTACTATCGCCGTTTCCGGTTTTGCTCTTGAATTTTCCGGTGCTAAGGAAATCGGTAATGGCACAGCGGGTCTTGGTGATTATATAAAGACTGCCTTTGGTGCAGGTCTTGGAATTGCAGGTTCACTGATAGCTTTTGGAACTGGACCTTTAGGCTGGACTATAGGTATAGCATCTGCTTTAGCTGTTTTCATAGCAGGTTTTTCAGTGGGCTATGAGGAAAGAAAATTAAGAGAGGACCTGGAAAAGCGCTTTGGAGAGATTGCTTTATCGGTAGAGGAAATAAAGGAACAGTCTGAAAAGCTGACTACCTCAGATCTATCTTTAAAGCTTGACCTCTACGTTGATGAGGTCGCAACCCTTGAAAGCTTAAAAACTCAGGTGGAATCTTCTCTTAAGCAGTTACAAAGCTACAACTTTAAGATAAAACTTGGAGTTGAAGTATCAAAGGACAGCTACATGGTAGCTATGGACCAATACGTTTTGGATGCTACCGAATATTTAACTCAAAAGCAAGTTACGGCAAGCCTTGCCATTGAAATACTTTATGATAACAATGAGACCGGTAAAAGGCTTACAAGCTTTGTTTCCTCCTTCTATGGAGATAACCAGGCAAAGCTTACGGACCTTGGCAATAAGCTGAAGAACACCATTGAAACGGGTTTTGTAGACGGTGAGTGGATTGAAGGTAAGCACGAAGAGGCAATAAAGCTGCAAAAAGAGATTCAAGAGATTCTTGAATATGTTTCAGAGGTTGAGTTCAAAGCAAAACTAAAAAGTATTGAACTTGATATTAAGAATCTTGATATGAACTCCGAAAGCTTTGTGGGTATCTTGGAGCAGGCTCAATCCACCATAGAAGAGCAAGTGGCGGCGCTTGAAGGTGTAAGGTTAGAGTCTTTGAAAGTCGCCCAAATGGAATACGATCAAAACATTTTAAATGGAATGTCAAAGGATGCTGCACAGCAAATTCTTGATTCTGCTGTAAACGAGGCGCAAGAAAAGTTTGAAGAAGCCAAGCTGGAACTGAATTTCAATACTGTGGATTTCGGCTTAGGTGTTATCCACGAAAAGTATAAAGCTGAAGTAGAAACAATACAACCATTATTTGCAGAAAGCACCACAAAATTGTTTATGATGGGTGGTATGGCTACCTTACCGGAAGAGACCTATGAGGATATAGGAAACCTTGTTATGCAAATGAGAGATGCGGTGGGTACTGAAATTGCCAATATGGATATTTCCTCTGAGGCAAGGACCAACATTTCTAACTTGGTAAGTCAGCTACAGCCTTCCATTACGGACCTTGAAGAGATTGCAGAATCGGCAAAGACTGCCGGTAGAACAGTTCCCGAATATGTTTCTAAGGGCTTACACGATGCGAATATGCTAAAAGCCGTTGATAATGATGCCCGCGCAATAGCATATCTTGTGGGTGAAAAGTTATCCACTGATACTGCTTTTCTTGATACTCTTGCAACTGCTGAAGGTGCAGGTAAGGCAATTGACGAAGAAACGGCAAATGGTCTTACAAATAATCTTAAGGTGGTTGAGGATGCCGCAAATGGAACTGTTACATTGATAAATGATGCCATAGGAGAAAAGACCCTTGAGGTAACGCCTGAGCTTATTCAAAACATGCAAGACCTTGGTATAAACCTCTCTGATGGGCTTTTACTTGGTGCAATGTCAAAGCAAGCGGAAAACGAAAAGGGTTGGAAAAGTTGGGCAATATGGCCTTGGAATTGGTTTAAAAAAGCTAATGAAATAAACTCACCTTCAAAGCTCTTTGAAGGCGGAGGAAAAAACATCATTCAAGGACTAAGAAACGGTATGGAAAGTGGCTGGTCGAGCCTATCCGGATGGTGGTCCAAACTATCCCTTTCTACTCCTTCCATAAAGATGCCTCACTTTGAATGGTCTTCCGCTCCTGCCAGTGGTTGGATTGCCAGCACATTGGGAGCTTTAGGATTACCTCTTAACCTTCCTAAGCTTAATGTCAGCTGGTATGCTCAGGGTGGTTTTCCTTCCATGGGAGAAATGTTCATAGCCCGTGAGCGAGGTCCTGAGCTTGTAGGTCAGATAGGAAACAAAACTGCCGTTACCAACAATGATCAGATAATTTCCGGTATCGAAGCCGGTGTATACCGTGCAATGATGGCAGCCGGTGGAAGCGGTGGTACTCAAACCATTCGCATCATCAATGAGATTGATGGTGATGTGGTTGGCGAAAAGGTCATTCAATACCACAATGGGAAAGTTATGCAGACCGGCGCAAGTCCATTGCTGGTGTAAAGGAGTGGTTAAATGAGTATATTACAAATTAATAAACAAAACATTGCCGATCCTGCCACCCTCACCTGGGATCTATATGACCTTGATGGAGAGGACGGAGCAGGAAGAACACAGGATGGGCTTATGCATAGGGACCGTGTGGCGGTAAAGAGAAAGCTTAACTGCACATGGCCTCCTATGGAGCCTAATGATATGGCAATACTTTTACAGGCTATGGATGACGTTTTCTTTACGGTGCGTTATCCGGATGCTCATGACGGCACATACAGAGAAGGCACCTTTTACGTAGGTGACAGGTCAACTCCTATGTATGTGTGGAACAACGAAAAGCAAAAATTCCTTTGGGAAGGATTATCCGCAAACTTTATTGAAAGGTAGGTGAAAAGTATGTATCCGGTAAGCGAAGAATTTTTAAATAAAGTCACTTCCGATGACAGAGCTTTCAGTGTAAGACTTACCTTTGGTTCATCCACAGTAATAACAGGCGCAAGCATTAAAAGTATTGGCCTGGATGAAATCGTAAATTCAAGTGATGCTTTGACAATGGGTTGTGCCTGTTCCAATAAGGTTACTATTGATTTGATTGATGCTCCTACTGACATTGATTATAATGGAGCTTCTTTCCAAGCCGAAGCGGGATTATTGCTGAATGATAGACCAACGACCTATGAATGGATTCCTTTAGGGGTGTTCCATGGCGCAGAAGCTGAGACAAATAATGATTTTAAAAATCTAAAAATTGTTGCCTATGACGGCTTTTGCAAAATGGCAGGAAAATTTAATGCAACGGTAAGCGAAAATACCACCTTGCAAGCGGTATATAACGATTTAAAAAATCAGCTTCTTTCCAATTGTGGTGTGGTATTAAAGGCAGCAACACTCCCCTCCTATGATATTGTGTTTCCGTATTTGGACATCACATATACTCAGGCAATAGCTTATGTGGCAGGGTGCTTAGGAGGCTTTGCAAGGTTTGACAGATTAGGAGAACTTGAGATTCTTTGGTATGAAAATTCAGGTATTGAAATACAGCGTTCTCAGCAGTATTTAAACGGCTTTAAAAGGACCACCGATAAAACTCTCACCATAACTTCCATATCCACAGGGACAAAGGATAACCCCATTGTTCGTGGCATAGGAGCAAGCGGTGCAGCTATTAACTTTGAAAACCCATATATCACCGGTGCCATGGCAGATGATGTATTCAATGTGGTAAATAACTTTACCTACACTCCTTGCCAAGTGAAGTGGAGAGGAAATCCCGCTATCCAGGCAGGTGACGTGGTTACAGTATATGACAGATACAACGTTCCTCATACTGTACTCATAATGAGTCAATCCATAAAAATCGGCGGTGGCTGCAGTGCTACTATTGATTGCAAGGGTAAGAGTGAAGTAACGGCTGAATTTTCAAGCGGCTTTGAGTCCATCGGACAAAAGATAGAAAGGGCTTATTCCACCCTTGAAAACGCAATTCTTAATGTTACAAACAGTATTACCGGAAACAAGGGTGGATATGTAGTGATCCACGATACAAACGATGACGGTAAGCCCGATGAGATACTTGTTATGGATAATGAGGAAATCCCCTTAGCCACCAGTGTTTGGCGTTGGAATAAAGAAGGCCTTGGGCATTCATTCAATGCTGCGGGTAATGCATATCTTGGTCCGTACAGAACGGCAATAACCGCTGACGGTCAGATTGTAGCCGATTTTATCACCACAGGTACACTCAATGCCGAGAGAATTGCCGTAGAGAATTTTGATACGGAAGATCCTACAAGAATAACAGATTATATCCGCTTTGGAAACGGCACCTTGACTTTCGGTAAAGGTGACAGTGAAATCACTTTAAAGCTTGAGAATAACCAGGTGGCCTTCTACAGAGGAACTACAAGAATTGCATATTTTAGTAGCAACAGTTTTGAGATTGAAAATATCACAGAGGGTAAGATCAGGTTTCAAAACTTTGGATTTATCCCCCGTGCATCGGGAAATCTTACATTTACAAAATTAGTATAAGGAGGTGTATTCAATGGCAGAAGTAAGAAGCGGTTCCTTTGCCACTTCGGGATACAGCGATCCCGGTTGGCCCGATCATTATGTATTTTCATGGAGTCTTTCAAGCCAAAGTATTGTGGATAACACTTCCACCATTACATGGACCCTTACAGGTGCAGGTGCAGACACCAGCGGAAGATACACAGGAGTTAAGGAAAAGTACGTTACAGTAAACGGAGCAACTCAAAGTGATTCCACCGTGGTTTTCACATATAACGGAACTGTAGCCTTTAGGGGCACTACGGTAATAAAGCACAATTCAGAGGGAAAAGCAAGCTTTAGTGCTTCAGCCGGTGGAGCATTCTTAACTTACGGATCATACAACTCCACAGGTAGCGGCAGCTGGACCTTACCTACCATTGCAAGAGCCACAACGCCTACGTTTTCAGCTACATCGGTTACCATGGGAGGAAGTATCACCATAACTTTAACTCCCGCAGTAAGCAGCTTTAAGCATAAACTAAGGTATTCCTTTGGAAGCCTCTCTCAGCAGGTCAGCGGCTTTAGTGAAGGAAATGACTTTACTCCTTCAGGAAACAGAACTGTGACCTTCACTCCACCTGTAGCTTTAGCAAATCAGATACCAAATGCCACAAGCGGAGTATGCTCCATACTTTGCTATACCTACAATTCATCGGGAACACATATAGGAACGGTTACAAAGACCATCACATTAAACGTGCCTTCCTATGAGCCGCAAATAACGGCAATAACCTTAACGGGAAGTAATCTTCTTGGTGGTGCATACGTTCAGGGTAAGTCGGCAGTAACAATAAATATCACGGCTTCTTCATCTTATGGAGCAAGCATAAAATCATATTCCACAGTCTTTGATGGCAAGACCTACACGGGCAATTCATTTAAGACTTCAACTCTTTCCTCCCCCGGTGGAAGCGCGAGCCGCGCTGCCATGGTTACTGTCACCGATACAAGAGGAAAAACAAAAACCCTTTCTTCGTCAAGTATAACGGTGCATCCGTATTCAATACCGAGTATTACAAGCTTTACTCTTACCCGCCAAAGTGACGGCACTACGGTAATAGCCGTGGTAAATGGCGCTGTATCCTCGGTAAATAGCAAGAATGCAAAGACAGTAAAGGTGGTTCTCAACGGAGAGACGAAAACGGCTACGCCGAGCTCCTACAGCATCAGCCAGACTATTACTTTTACAAATGTACCTACAGATTCCACTTTGACCGGAACTGCTACCATTACCGATTCATACACCAATGTACAAAAATCGGTGGTGCTGCCTACCGTAGCAGTAACAATGGACTTCTACAAAGATGGCACGGGAATTGCTATGGGCAAGGTGGCTGAGAGTAGTAATTTACTGGATGTGGCGTGGAATATTAAGAACGCTTCCGTTCCTACGTTGTTGGGGGGCTTAGGAAAGTCCATACCGTCGAATGCCGATATCAATACCACAGAATATATCACTCCCGGAAATTATGTTTGTTCTCAGGATGGCATAGCAAAAACATTAAAGAATGCGCCATCGACAAGTGCTTTTAAGATGATGGTTTACAATTGCTTGGATGTTTTGACAAATGTAGATTCTGGCAACTATGTGTATTTGGTACGTGAGATAACCAACTATAACAGTAAAAAATGGATTCAGTATGCGCGAAAAGAAGGTGGGGCTTGGCAATTCTCATCTTGGCGACTTTTACTTGATAATGACAGTTGTCGCGATTACGTAGTGGAGCAAGGCACTACCAATGGCTGGGAATACACCAAATGGAATAGCGGCAAAATCGAAATGATTACCGAAAGAAGTTTGAATTTTCCGGCATTGGAAAAACAAGCAGACTACTTGTGGCGCTCCATCGTATCCCTTGATTTAAGCGCTTACTTAAAAAGGGTTATATCGGGTACTTGTGCCATTCAAGTAAATGGCATGGTACCTCAGGTATGTAGGCATGGCACCAATCTTGCTACGGCTGAAATTGTTATTGTGACAAGTAGAAGTTCCGGTGCATTTACCGTATCAGCGCCGCTATATATTATCGGCAAATGGAAATAAGGAGGGATAAAATTGGCAGTAATTACACAAGAAATCAAAGTGGAGGTAGCCAAAAAGAATTTGTTTCCGGCTCTGATTGCGAAACAATATGACTACAACTCCCGTTTTTTAAAAGCAACATTATGTGACAATGGTGTGC